CCGAATATCAGCGGAACATTTACTGAGCACGGTAATACTTCAGGGATGCAATGCACTGGAGCATTTACTGGGGAAGAACGCATAGGCTTGAAATCTAATCAAGGTGGCGCTTGGGACGGAGGACGCGTGACGCTGAATTCTTCGCGTTCTTCGGCAGTGTACGGCGCGGCGTCTACTGTTCAGCCGCCGAGCATAGCGTTACTCGCGTGCATCAAGATTTAATGCATGGAAGCAATGCTATCGCTGGAGGCTGAACACCCGAAGATCGTCCAAACGTCGAATCAGACGACGAAGCAGTAAAAGAAAATTGAACCGCTGAGCTTTGCTTGCCATCAGCCCCGGTCAGGTAGCCGGTGTTTGAAAACGCACCTGAAATAACCTGACTATCGGCCTTGGAAGCGCCAAACTTGCCCGTGATATTCGGTAACCCAGCTGAGTGGTAAGTGCCGACAGAACCAGTGTACGTTGTGCCTTCGAGGAAGCGACCGCCCATATTCGGCAGGCCAAAGGTTGTCACCCCGTCGCCGGTACCGTAGATCGTACCGATAGCTGCGAAAAGGGCCGCGTAGTCGGTTCGGCTCACATTCGCGCCGTTGCAGAGCAACCACCCATCCGGGATGTTTTTCAGGGCGAAAAAGGCAATCATCCCGGTGGGACACGCCGGCGACAGTTGGGTGATGGCGGCGGCGACGCCCTTCGGCGTCATGAGCTTGTTGGTGGCAGTGCCGGCGGAGGCCTCCCCATCCGTGGCGATAGCGGAGACGTTCATCTTGCCAAACGTGATGGCGTTGTCGCCGATTTCAGCCGTACCGACACTGCCGTTGACGATCTTGGAGGCGTCAACTGAGTTCGCCGCGAGCTTTGCCCCCGTCACCGTCCCGGTGGAGAGCTTCGAGCCATTGATGGCATTGTCGGCGACAGCCTGAGGAACGAAGGCCGCCAGAGCCTGCTTAAAAGCGGTATAGAGCGTCGTGGCATTTAGTGTCGCATCCTGATGTGCGTAGTCAGCGACGAGCTGGCCGATCGTATAGCCCGCTGCGCCGCCCTGCGCGAGGATGTAGTTGAATTGCTGGCTGCTCGCGATGCCGCTCTGGAAGCCAGTCTGACGAGCCGCTAAGGCGTTCCACGACGCATAGTCGAGGACGTTCGGCGTCGTGCCATTTGCAAAAGGCAAAAGCTGATTAGTCGACATTTTTTAATCCGTTAAAGTTAAAGCCTCTTGTGTCCACGCTTTTTGCTGAAGCTCCGCCACTTTTTGCTCAAGGGCATTTAAGCGGGCTGTAAAAGCGTCGGCATTCCCGCTTCGAGTTCCATCGAAAGTCAAATCAGAAACCTCCGACTGATACCATCCTTTTTTGATCAATTCGGAGACCTTCGCTTCAAGCGTTAGCATTTGATTTGTCGCTTGAGTGATGGCTTGCAGTTTCTGATTGAACTCGATGTCCTGCGCTATTTGGTCTTGCGCGATATACCTTGCCAGCGCGGCAACGTTTGCGCTCAGATTCGCCGTTGCCATCGCTTACTCCTAGAACGAAGACGCCGTGCCGTCTCGAGCCGCCGTGTAGATGGCGACAAAGTCCGCCTGCGTGTCGCCAACGTTCTGAGAGAGGGCGTTTACTGCGCTTTGCGCATTCGTCGCCGTTGTCTGCGCGGCATTCGCTGAGTTCTGGGCCCCAGATGCCGCCTGAGATGCCTGAGACGCGGCCGTCTTCGCGTTTGTCGCGTTCGTATTGGCCTCATTGATCGCGGCGACGAGGTTCGTCTTCGCGGAGGTGTTCAGGCTCGTCAGTGTGCCGATTGCCGAGGTGTTTTGGCTGATGTCCGTCGTGTTCTCGGACACCGTGCCCTGCAGGGCGGTCACCGTACCCTTGAGCGCCGTCACGTCCGCGCCAGAGGCGGCGCCGATGTTCGTACGGGCTTGCGCCTGCTGCTCGCTCGTGAGGCTCTGCGCCGCGTCGTACTTGACGTGACCAGCTGCGATCGTCTGCAAAGCACTGATCGCATCGCCGTTGCTCTCGATAGCTGAGGCAAGCTCTTTCAGTGTGTCGAGCGTGTCCGGCGCGCCGTCGACAAGGCCGCTAATCGACGCGGAGATCTGCTGCATGATCTTCGTGCTTGACCATGTCGTCGTCAACGACGTGGCCGAGTCATTGATCTGAGCGCCGAGAGAATCCTGCACTTTTTGCAGGGTCGCGTTCAGTTCGTTCAGAGCGACGACCAGACTCGCTTTTTGCGTCGTCGTGAGCTGCGATAAATCGCCAACGTTTGCGATGAATGCCTTTATGTCGGTCCCGACCTGCGTCGCAAGGGCGCTAATCTGGATGCTGAGCGTTGTCGCCATTTGGGAAAGCTCCTCTAGCAGTGAGATAGGTAGTAAGTGGATCAATGTCGAGCGGCTGATCCGCGGCCGCTGGCCCCTGTATGCCGGGAATCTGGATCGTGACGACCGGCAAGACCTTCGGCTCTGAAACTGTCAGCTGAATGACGGGCGGCGGCTGGATGCAGACCGTGACGGGTTCAAGCGTTTTTTGTGGTGCTTGTGACACGGGTCACCTCCGCGCTTACGCTGATAGTTCCCTCGAGGATGCGTGTGATCTGGCCGCCCGCGGACGTGATCTCGATGTCGTAGACGACCTTCTGAGCCGGGTAGGTCTCGGTGATGGCGTTCGAGAAGATCAGCGTGAGCTTTCCGGCGGTCGGGTCTAGGGTGATTCGGCCGTTTTCAGTCGTCAGCGTGTCGATAGCTGCCGAGCTGTTGACGTTCGTCCGGATCTGCATCGAGGCGCTGTAGCCAGAGAGATTGACGAGCGCGCCGGTCGAGTCAGTCAAAACAATGGGCACCGATAAATCGGCGCCTTGATTGATGCAAAAGGTGTATCGAGGCGTGGTAGAACAGCAGGCCATTTATCCCCCCTCAAAAGGAAACCATGAGCCCTCGTCCAACCCCTGGACGCTGGCTGTCTCGTAGTCGAAACCAAACCACGGGACGTTATCTGTGATGATCAAACCGACGCCGGCCGCGACGATATCGATGATGCGGCGGGAGATCAGCTCCCAGACGATCGGCGGCGTCGTCGATTTCGTGAGATTGATCGCGACCATCATCGTCTGATAGTCGCGAAGGTCGATGACTTTTCCGTCGACGCCGAATGCCGAGAAGATGGCGTCGAAGAAAGCCGGTAAAGACCCCATCGTCCCGTCCCAGTTGTTTGCGGCGATCTTGGCTTTTATGGCCGCTCTGTATGTGCCGTCGCCCATCGTCACCAGACCGTCGTCGGGGTCGTACTGTCCTTTCCAAACGCCCAGATCGAGACCGATGCCGCCCACGTCATCGAGCGCGAAGTAGACGCCTGTCAGCGTGACGGGAAGCGTCCGGCTCATGCCGACGCGCGCGCCTACAGCGTCTAGCTGCGCGCCTACTGCAGTATCGACGTCGAAGTCCTGCTGCATCTGCGCGAGTCTGTCTCTCGCGACCTGCAGCGGCTGGGTAAGCGCGTAGATCCACTCAGTAAAAAGCGGCTTGTCTACGTGATAGCCCGCGATCAGCGCGGTGTAGTCGTTCTCACTCATCAGCAAGCTCCACAGACACATTTGCCGCCGAGCACAGCGCCGTTTCATCCCACGCGATCGGTACGGACGCGGCCGACTGGGCGCCGCTCGTGGTTCCGAGCGTGATGCCGGTCACGTCGAAGCGCGTATCGACGCCCGTCGTGCAGTCCTTGATGGCCGACGCCAAGACGCGGCCGATGTTGACCGAGACGCCGATGTCGAGGGAGTTGACGTAGTCGGCGACTCTCTGCTGGATCTCGTCCGCGACCGTCGACAGGTAGCCAGCGCCGGGAGTGATAGTGATCGTGCAGTAGACCTGCACGACGTCCGGTCGTGAGAAATGGACCGCATTCGGGAACCCGTAGGCATCGAGATACGTGATCGACACGTCGCCGAAGGTCCCGACGCCTTCGCCCTTCTTGAGGAAGATCGTCTCGCCGATCGTCTGCGCGTCTCCGCCCTCTACGATCATCGCGATCGAGTGGCCGGGAATGCCGCCCTGCGTCGGCGTGTCGGTGTCATTTTTGACGCCAGAGACTCGCGTGACACCGGGCAGATCGAGCAGCGCGCCGATAATGCCCTCCCAGAGGGAGACTGAAGCGATCGCGGTCGAGCGCGCCTGCCTCGCGCGAAGCTCTGCGTCGGTCTCGACCGGTACGCCAATCGTCGCCGCTGAGGGGTTCGTCACAGACTGCCAGCCGAGCGTCGGCGTCCCGATCGTCGTAATCGATCCGGCGGGCGCAGCGATGTCTCCCGCCTCTTCTGCGGTAGCGGTGACAGTGATCTGCCCGATCGTCTGGATGACGACCGACGCCGGGAGCAGCCAGCGATTCTCGAAGTTGTCGATGGCGACGCCGTTCGTAATGACCGTGCCAGCCTGACCGACGAGTAGGAGATCGACCGTCGACTGCGTAGGCTCTCGACGCTTAAGCCCGTTCGTCTTGACCGCGCTGTCGAGCGCGACGCCTACAGCAGTATTCGGATTGAAGGAGTTATAGACGGCGATCGCCTGCGCATTCACGTCGGAGATGGCGGCCGCGACGATCGCGATTAGCTGACCGTCCTGCGTGTCCGCGCTCAGATTGATGTCACTGCCGAAGATTTGCTTCGCCTGTCCCTGCAGGTACTCGAGGATCTCCGCGTAGCTGGGCGCGGCGATGCCCTGTGCCGTCACCTGAAAGACCGGATCACTGATAGGCATCTAAGCCCTCCTGAAAAGATGTCTGGCCGTACTGCGTGTTGATCGTCGCCGAGACCGTAAGCCGCCTCGAGTCCGGATCGAGCACCGCCTCGAAACTGTCGATCGCAGTCACGCCCGGCGTCTCGAGGATGCGCGAGCGAAGCACGACGTCGACCGCCTCATGCTTTCCGAGAATCTGCTGCAGCCACGGCGTGCCGTCCTGCGTGTCGATAAACCAGCGACCGCGCCAGAGCGCGAGCCGCGTCATGACGTTCTGCGCTACGGCCTCCGGGGTGTCCTGCATAAAGTCGAGGTTGCCGTGCCCCAGTTGGTAGTCGCCTGTGGCGCTTAGTTTTCGGACCTTCACAGAAGCCTCCTAAAGTCAGTGCGGACCGCTCGTCTCGTTTCCGTCTCCCCGCTCCGTGTGAGTGTGAGAGTTGAGACTGATGCCGCTCGCGGTGACGTCTCCGGACGCAGCCATAGAGCCCTGCAGCGAGATGTTTCCGGACACCTGCGCGGTTGCGCCAGAACCGCCGCTGATGCTGAAGCCGCCGGTGCCGGTCAGCAGTCCCTGCACGGTCACGGCGCCGGTGAAGGTCGTCTGAGGGCAGTCGACCGTAAGCGTCGGGCAGGTGATCTTCGTCGCTTCGGAGACCGTCGCGGTTAGCGTAGAGCCGCAGTCAATCGTGACGGCGCCGTCAAGCGTTGCCGCCGTCGTGCCGCCGACCGTTGCGATCATGTTCCCGGTCGTCTCAAGCCGCACGTCGTGCGTGCTCGGATGGATCGCCAGATAGGCCTGCCGATCGTCACTGCGTAGCTCGACGTAGTCGGTGCTGACGGCAGGAATGACCTTCGGCTGGCTATACGGCCCAGGAATGACGAAACCGTCCGAGAGATCGTGCATACGCGTCTCCGCCGGAGGCTGTACGCCGCCGCTCTGCCACCAGAGATCAATGGCGCGGCAGGAGAAGATGACTAGGCACTCATCGCCGGGCTTGATCGGGAAGGTCAGAGAACAACCGCCCGCGTGCGGGAAGACGACCGGACAGTCAAGAAGAAGCGGTAGGTTTACGAGCTTTATCGAACCATCCTCGTCGCGCTGCTTGCCCTGAATAGCGGGCTGAACCTCGCACGTCATCGCCTCAGCGTCGAAGCTCTGTACGATGCCGGGAATCGCCGTCCAGAGCATCGCGGCGCGGCCGTTGAAAAACTGCCGCTCCCGCTGATTTGGATCGTCCATGAATGTGTTTAGAGAGATCATCGCCGCTCCTCTACATATTCGGCATGGTCGAGCTAATCGAAGGCGTCAACGGCTTTTGCGCATTCACTCCGTAAGCCATCAGGTTCGCGTACCACTCTTTCCCGCGTGTGTCGCCGACAAACTCGCGGCTGAACACGCGGTAGATACCGTCGGCCGCAATCATCGCATCCGTGGCCGCATAGTTCGCCTGAACGGCTCCAGCCGAAGTCTCCGTGCTCCACGTCTGACTCTGTATGGTGCCGTTGTCTATCTGAATGAGCGATCCCACGTCGAGTCGCGGGTTTAGCAGGCATTGAAGCTGGACGCCGTCAACCGTCAGCGTCGGGCGCCCGATGAGGCCTGTCGTCGCATCGAGTACAACGACCTCCTCCGACGGGTCGTAGACGCGCTCTTTCGGTATGGCTATCAAGCCGTTCGCCCCATAGCACCACTCGAAGGCGTTTGTGTCCGCGATGCCCTGCATAGCGTCCGCGGACATCGAGTAGAGCACCTTCCCGCGCGGGAGCTTCGTCGCCATAAGCGTCGGCTTGTTCGCCGGAGCGCCGACGCCTTTCTCCTGCATGGACGCGGCGACGGCGCTGAAGACCTGTTCCTGAGTGGCGCCTTTCGGTAGAGAGAGATTGACGACTGCGTACTGATGCGCGCGGTCTCCTGCCGCCGCGATCAGCTTCATATACGTGTCGGTCTCACTCTCGCGTCCCGTCGATTTCCACCAAAGGTCGCCCTGAAATACGATCGCGTGGTCTTCCTGATATCCCGCCTCGAGGATCACCCGCAGGCGGCTATTTTTGACGAGCTGATTTGTCGGCGCCTTAATCGCGTCGACGGTGCTCTGCGCCACGTTATAAACGGTGATTTCTGCTGTGGTCGGTCGGCTTGCGAGCTGTTGCGAGATCGAAAAGCGCACGCGAAAGTCGCTCAGATCAAGCGCGTCGGTGTTCGTTCCGTCGACCGCTACGGTCAGGCGGAAGTATCTGATCCACTGGCTGTATTCCACGGCTTATCGCTCCAGTAAAGATGCACTCCGATGCCCATATCGGCGTACGAAGGATGTCCGGTCTCTCCGCTATCAAGCTGAACGAGAAGATGCCCGAAGCCTTTGTACTGATGTTGCGCGAGCAGATCCTCGCCGATCACAAAAGGAATGCCATAGATAGCGTCGCTTTTATCCGCACGCGCCATATCTAGGAACCATCCGCCTCCGTCGGCGGAGCGATAGATCAGGCTCATCTGATACTGCGTGCCGCCTAGGCTTATGCTGAAGCTCTGCGCGCCGGTCGTGAGCGGTATCTCGACGATCATCGTCCCTCCAGTAACTGCTGCGCGGGCGTTCCGTAGCGCTGCCCGCCATTCTTGACGCTTGCCGTCTTCTCAGGTTTTTTCTGCTGAACACTGGCGAGCGTGACCGTCTTCGCCTGCGCCACGAGGATCTCCTGAAAAGTGATCTCGATCACAGCCGCATTTTCTGAGTCAACCGTCGTCGTCGTGATGCGCGTGATGATGACGCACGGATAGACGCGCTTCGCGGTCGATAGCTTGAGCGTCGTCCGCTTGTCCTTGAGCTCGAGCAGTGTTTTATAAACGTCCTCGACAGATCCCTTTCCTTTGAGAAGTGATCCGACAGCGCCCGTACCGCCGCTCATCAAGGAGTTGATAAGGCGCGAGGAGTCCGACCACCCGAACGTGCACACGACCGTCG